AATTTATAAAAGTTATGAATAAGAAAAAATTTGAAGATGCAGGCTTAGTTTCTGATACTACGATAAATCAAAAACAAGTTGTAGATAAAAAAATTCGAAAAACACAATCTTTAAATTTTAATCACCCAAACGACAGCTTGACTAATCTTCACTGGGGTAATTTTTTAAGAAGTAGATTTAAACCTTTTATAAATAGTTATGTTCAAGAATTTACTCATAACCCAAATACAAAATTTGTGAAAGCTATTATAGATATGCAGTGTCTAAAATATGAAGAAGGTGGACATTACGTTTATCACGTTGATAGTGCTTATGAAGTTCCAAGATGTTTAAGTATGATTTTAATGCTTAACAATGATTATGAAGGTGGTAATTTAAAATTTAAATTTCCTGATGAAGAAATTGAAATAGAAAAAAGACCTAATAGATTAATTATTTGGCCTAGTAGTTTTATGTATCCACATTGTGTAACTCCAATAGAGAAAGGTATAAGGTATTCTATAGTAGCATGGGCACTTTAAAAAAAGATTTTAAATATAAAAAAGTTGAAAATTTTTTATCTCAAGATGAAATAGATTTAATAAGAAAGTATTGTATTTCAAAGCATATAAGAAACTTTGATAGTTTTGATTGTACACAAAATAATAATGGTGATACCTACTTTTATAAAGATCCATTAATGCAATCACTATTAGCTAAAAAATTACCTTTAATGGAAAAAGAAACCGGTTTAAAACTATTTCCGACTTATTCTTTTTTTAGACTTTATACTTTATTATCTGATCTTAAAAAACATAGCGATAGACCTTCCTGTGAAGTAAGTGTAACTGTCATGCTAGGTTCTGATGGAACACAATGGCCAATTTATATGGATGGTAAACCAGTTGATTTAAATCCAGGTGATGCTTGTATTTATCTTGGATGTGAGTTAGAACATTGGAGAGAACCGTTTGAGGGTGATTGGCACTTACAAACATTTTTGCATTATGTTGATCAAAACGGTCCACATACTGCATATAAATATGATGGAGAAGTTGAGTTAGTATGAAGTTTAGACAATTTGAAGATGGTGGTGGAATGTTAATGTTCAACGAAGAAGAAGTAAAAATTCTTTCTGAAAAAAAATGTTTAACATTTGATGCAGAATTTTTTAAACATTTTAAAAATGAACTAATGGGTTTGGTAGTAAATTTTGAAAGATTTAATAAAAATAGAGAACACTCAAAATTAACCACACAAAGAGAAAAAGAAATTAAGTCAAAATGAAGTATGATGTTCTTTTTAGAACTGTAGCGAAACCGATTGATTTATATTTATTAAAAAATACATATCTAGAAAAAGACGTTATAGAAAGACTAAAAGATAAAATAGAAAAAAATCTAATAAAAGAAAATTTTGGTATTACTAACGTAAAAGCTCATATGACATCTTGGGTCCAGTTTTGTAATGATCCTGACTTTAAACAATTTTTTAAAGCAATAATACCTGATATACATAGATGTGTTGGTCCACATAAACAAGTATACATACATAATGCATGGGGTAATAAATTAAACGAAGGTGAGCACCATGTAGCAAAACATTGTCATCATCAAACAACTTTAATATGTGGTGTTTTACATTTAGATGATAATGGGCCGGGATTACATTTTGAAGATTTTGATACTACTATAAAAGAAGTAACTGGTGGGTATGTTTTATTTCATCCTGATGCTTGGCATGAGGTAAAAAAATTCAAATATACATCTCCAAGATACTCAATTGCATTTAATATACATAAAAATTGGTATCCACAGACCAGGTAAGAGATTGTTGGATTATTTAAAATACGAATATTATCTGTTATAATTAGCCATGCCTTTAACAAACGTACAAATAGCACCTGGCTTTAATAAACAAGTTACTCCGACAGGAGCAGAAGGACAATGGACTGACGGTGATTTTGTCAGATTTAGATATGGCTTACCTGAAAAAATTGGTGGTTGGGAACAAATTACTTCAAAGACATTATGCGGAGTAGCTAGAGATCAAGTTATTTGGGCTGATTTAGATGGAAGAAGGTACGCAGCCATAGGAACAAATAAAGTTTTATTAGTTTATTATGAGAATGCTTTTTATGATATTACACCATTAGAGACTACAATAACCGGAGCTACTTTTGACACAAATGCCGGAAGTGCAACAATTTCTGTTAACAAAATAAATCATGGTTTATCGGCAGGAGATATCTTTTTATTTTCATCAACAACTGCTCCTCCTGGATCAGGATATGTTGACACTGATTTTACATCGACTCCTTTTGAAGTAATAACCGCATCTTTAGATTCATTCACAGTCACAATGGCAAGTCAAGCTAGCGGTAGCACTTTAGGTGCAGGTTCAACAAGCATACAACCGTATGTAAAAGTAGGACCAATAAATCAAACTCAAGGATTTGGATATGGTACTTCTGGTTGGGGAGGATCGTCTGGAGTAACCTCAACGTTAAATGGATTACTTCTTGACGATGCAAATGGTACAGGAGGAAGTGGAACATCGATAACTCTAACTTCAACGACTGGTTTTCCAACATCGGGAGTGATTAAAGTAAATTCTGAATTTATTAGTTACACTGGTATATCAGGTAATGACTTAACAGGAATAACTAGAGCTGTGGCAGGGACAAGACAAGGTCATGCATCTGGAGCGACTTGCGAAGTATTTTTAGGATGGGGTAGTGCATCTATTTCTGGAGGTGTAACACTTGAATCAGCATCATGGTCATTAGATCACTTTGGATCAAAACTAATTGCAACAGTTAAAAATGGCAAAAGCTTTGAGTGGGATACAATAAGTAATTTTCCTGCAGCGTTAACAACGAGAGCTTCAATTATAAGTAATGCTCCAACGGCATCAGTAATGTCGATTGTTTCTGAAAGAGATAGACACTTAATTATATTAGGAACAGAAACAACTATTGGAAATACATCTACACAAGATAAAATGTTTATTAGATTTTCTGATCAGGAAGATATAACAGATTATACACCTACATCTATTAACACATCCGGGACTTTTAGAATTGATTCTGGGACAAAAATAGTAGGAGCTATTAGGGGTAAAGATTACATTTTTATTTTAACTGATACGTCAGCTTATGTAATGCAATTCGTTGGACCACCTTTTACTTTTTCTATTAGACAAGTTGGTTCTAACTGTGGGCTTATAGGACAGCATGCTCTTGCTTATGCAAATGGTGCCGTCTATTGGATGGGACAGGCAGGGGGCTTTTTCGTGTATGACGGGACAGTTAAGTCATTACCATGTTTAGTTGAAGATTTTGTTTTTACAAGTTCTGGAAATAACTTAGGAATAAGTTATGGCAATGGTGAACAAGTCTATGCTGGTATTAATCATTTATATGAAGAGATAAATTGGTTTTATCCTAAAAACGGTTCTACATTAATTGATCGTGTGGTCACTTACAATTACACAGAAAATACATGGACCACAGGCTCACTAGCTAGATCAACATACGCAGATGCAACACTATATGATAAACCTTATGCAACAGAATATTCATCAACAGGAGTACCAAATTTTCCTGTAATCCAAGGGGTGACTGCAGCCAATGGGGCCTCAACTTATTATGCTCATGAGGTAGGCAATAACGAAGTTGATTCTTCAGGAGCAAAAACAGCAATACCTGCATTTATACAATCAGGTGATTTTGACTTGTCACAAGGTGGTGATGGACAATTTTTTATGAGTATTAGAAGATTTATACCAGATTTTAAATTACTTACTGGTAATGCTCAGATAACTATAAATTTAAGAAAGTTCCCGGCTGACACTGCAACATCCTCGCCTCTCGGACCTTTTACAATATCAAGTTCTACAGAAAAAGTTGACACCAGAGCAAGATCAAGATTTGCTAGTATTAAAGTTGCAAATACCTCAACTGATCAAAGTTGGAGATATGGAACTTTTAGGGCAGATGTACAACCAGATGGAATGAGATAATGGCAAGAGTTGATATTGTAATACCTGAACCTACACCTACTTATACACAAGATAATCAAAGACAAGTTGCTCAATCTTTACAAACTTTAAAAGATAAGTTAAACACTTCTTATCAACAAGAATTAAAAAATGAACAAGACGCATTTAACTATTTTTTATCATGACAATTAGATATAAAAATCAAGGTTTTAAACAAGCAAGCACAGGAAAGACTACTGTATTTACCTGCCCCTCAAATGCAACAGTAATTATTAAAAGCGTTTATTGTTCAAACAGCGATGCTTCATCAGCTATTTTAGTAAATATGAATTTTGTTGATTCTTCTGATTCTAATACAGAGTATGAATTTTTTAGAGATGATTTGGCTGCTAAGTCACAAACTAATGCTACACCTCAAGGATTAAATTTAGAAGCAGGTGATGCAATTACAGTTCAAGCAGCCACAGGAGGCAACGTAATTCAAGGTGTAATAAGTTATGCACAAATAGACAGATCTCAGGAAAATGGTTAATGATTGTTATACCAAATTTTTTAAGTAAAAATACT